CCATTTTTATGTATTATAATGTCATCATCGCATCCAAATCCAATATCTATATCATATTTATAAATTAAATGACGAATACCAATATTCTGACAAGAACTTATTCCTTTATTGAACTCATTATAAATAATTTCATTAAAAATATTTGAATATTTATCAATTATTTCTTTATGATAATTATTCATACATTGATCTACTATTAGTATTTTTATTATATTTGAATCAACATTATCTTTTATAGAAATAAATAATTCTTCAACAATATCGATACGTATTTTTGTAGTTTGTTCATTTGAATATGTTTTTATAAATATACCTATTTTACTCATATTAGTATGTAATATAATATTTTTTAGAATATTATACTGACCAAAAAGAAAAATGAGACAGAAAATAATAAAAATTATTCTATTTGATGAAATTAATCTGTTGGAAACTTTTAGTATACAATATTATTTCACTCTATATTACAAATCTTGGAATTAAAATCCTACTATATAGATTCAGTTTGATAATTATATTTTATTTAAGCCATTTAATTTGGTGTAACTGACATTATTTTACATAAAAAAGTTTGAATATTTTATAAATAGTAGTATAAGTTATTTGCATATGAAAATAAAATTGAATATTATTTTTTGCGTTTTTTTGACAAAAATTGGATAAATCCAATTGTAAATTATAATATCGGCTTTAAATTTATTAAAGGAAGTAGGGTAATAATACAAAATGCAGAAGTATGTTATATTGGAGATATATTAAGCTGGGTTTCAACTAATATTACTGATAATATTTATTATTCATTTGATGTTAATGCAGTAAATTCTTTTGAAAATAATTATGTAATATATAATACGACTAATTTAACTAAAGAAATTTATTTAAAAGATCTTTTTAGAAAAGATGTCAGTTGGTATCAAGGACGTTCAAACATAACTAATTATCATTTTTTAACTGAAATGACTCGTAATACATTTGAATTAGTGAAAAATTTTAGTTATGATTATACATTTGGCGTAAATTATGATGATAATGATTTTTTATAGTTTATATTCTTTATAATATATAATGAATAGTTTAGAATTTAAATATAATAATTTAATTTATAAATTTACTTATAATCCTTTAGATCCATCAGAATTATGGTGCATTGATGAAATTGTAAAAAATAATGAATATATTTTAGATAATTTTAGTGATAATAATAATAAACATTTTATAGATATTGGTGCTAATTGCGGGATTGCTACAATTATTTTAGCAAAACAAAATCCATTATCTACCGTTTATTCTTATGAACCAGATAAAAATTTATTTAATATATTAGTAAAAAACATTGAATTAAATAATTTAAAAAATGTAAAACCATATAATATAGCTATAACTAAAAGTGGTATTGATAAATTATTATTAACCCTGCATCCTAGTTATTCTGGAGGTAATACTACCTATTCTGATATTGATTCTATGAAAAGTTTTTTTAATCAAGAAATTATTTCTTATTATGTTGATTGTATAAGTTTAGATGAAATTATTATTCAAAATAATATAAATGAAGTAGAATTATTAAAAATAGATTGTGAGGGTGCAGAATATGATATATTATATAACTCTATTTCTTTAAAAAATAAAATAATAAAAAGTATGGTTGGTGAATTTCATAATTTAAAATACAATAAACTTGAAAATACTGGAGAACAATTAATATTATATTGTAAAGAATTTATTAGTGATATTTTTAAAGTCTCTATTTTAAATGTTAAATAATATTTATATATAATATGTCTTCAAAAAATTTTTTCAGTAATATTCCTATATATATAATTAATTTAGAAGATTCATATGATAGAAAAGAACATGTATTAAATGAATTTAAAGATTTTGAAGCAAATATAGAATTTATATCAGCAGTAGATGGGAGAGATAGTAATTATTTTTATGATAATTATACAGTTCATTATAATTCAAAAATAAATTTAACAACTTGTCTAATTGCAGTTATATGCTCTCATGCTAAAGCGATACATAAAGCTTATCAATTAGGATTAAATAAAGTATGTATATTTGAAGATGATGTGCATTTAGATTTAATTAAAAATATAGACTTTAATTTAGATGATATTTGTAATTTAAATAATGATTACGAAGCAATACAATTATTTTATACAGAAAATATAAAAATAAATTTTGATGATTATATTAAAAATGGCTTAAAATTAATAAAAAGAGATATTAATTATTCTGGAACAGCATATATTATTAATAGAATTGGTATGGAAAATTTTTTAAATTCTGTTATAAATACAAATGGTGAAAATTTTTTTAAAATAATTCCTTCTATTATAGATCCAGAAGATATTGTTTTTAATCACATTAATACTTATATAATAAATCATCCGATTGTATTTTATTATTTTAATAGTATGACATTTTATAATTATACTACAGACAATCTTAATGATAAAGAAAATTGTCAATTAATACATTTAAGAACAAAAAATTTATTATTAGAACTCTATAAAAAAATAATACCAAATACATAATTATTATAAAAAATAATATATCTATTTTTTAGAATCAAAGAATAAGTATAATTTATTCAATAATTTTATTTTGTAAAATTATGAAGAAAACAGTTGTAACTATTACTGGAATTCGCCCCGATTTTATTCGTATGGCTTTTGTTTTTAAGGAATTAGATAAACACTTTAATCATGTATTAGTCCATACTGGACAACATTATGATAATAAATTATCTGATGTTTTTTTTAAACAATTAGACATTCGTACTCCAGACCATATTCTCGCATCAGGGAAGAGTTCATCCAATCATTTTGAACAATTGGCATATTTAAGTGTAGAGGTTCCCAAATTATTTGAAAAACATAATATAAATCCAGATTTAATCCTATTCTTAGGAGATTCCAATTCTGCCGCTGTTTCCCTCCCTCTTAAAAAAGCAGGATATAAAATTGGACACATTGAAGCTGGGATGCGCTCTTATGATAAGCGTATGTTAGAAGAAATCAACCGAACTGTTTGCGACCATTGCAGTGACATTTTATTTGTATATCACGAAGATTACAAACAACAAATATTTCAGGAAAACATTAAGAAAAATGTTTTCGTTGTTGGAAACACAATTGTAGAACCATTGCGACTATTTGAAGAGAAAATCAGGAAAGAACCGAAGAAGAATAATATGATTCTCATGGATATTCACCGCCCAGAGAATTTTAATTTCAAGGATAGACTGGAAAATGCAATTCATTTTGCCAATTTATGTATTGAAAAATACAATTTGCCAGTGAAATTATTGTATTTTAAGAGATTACAAGATAAATTGACTGAATTTAGCATAAGCTTGGGAAAAGTGGAAATGATTGAATTATTGCCATATGAAGAATATTTGAGCACGGTTTACAATTCAAAATTCATAATCAGTGACAGTGGAACTGGACAAGAAGAGCCGGCATTATTGGGAACTCAGGTTGTTGTCCCCCGTGATTTTACGGAGAGACCCCAGAGCTATGAAAACAATTGTAGCGTTAAATTATCTGTTTGCGATGGTAAGACAAATTTTGATGAGGTATTTATATGGCTAGAGAGTAATAAGAAAATGGGGACTGAATGGCTGGGAAATGGGAATACAAGTAAAGAAATAATTGGACATATTCTTGAATTCTTCAAAGAATAAAAATATTTATTTTTATTTTATAATATAAAATATGAGTAACTATCTGAATGATGTTGTAATTAATCCTGAAGAATATAAGTCAAAATTTCCTTACCCTTATGGAGCCCAAGATAATTTTTTAGATGAAGATTTTGCAAAAGGTCTCCAGAAAGAAATATTGGATATTAAAAAAGAAGAATGGGATCGCTATGATAATCCATTTGAGCAAAAATATACCTTAAGAGATAAATATAATTTCCCGCCATTTTTAGTAAAATTATTTTATGAACTAAGTAAAGAAAAATTTTTGAATCAGTTGTCTAAAGTAGTTGGTCATAAACTAATTCTTGATTCAACACGTAATTTTTGGGGTGTTCATATATATGAACCGGGTGATAAATTAGATATTCATGTTGATGCTGGGTATCATCCAACTTTGAAATTAAAAAAGCAGACGACTCTTGGAATATATTTGAGCTATGAATGGAAAGAAGAATATGGTTGCGCACTGGAGATTTGGCGCGGAGAGAATTGCGCAAAAGATGACGCAAAAATACATGAGAAAATAGCGAGTATTGCTCCTATTTTTAATCGCTTGATTCTTTTTAATTGCAATGATTATGCTTGGCATGGTAATCCAGAGCCGTCACGTGGAAGCCCAGAAAGCCGCCGAATTTTTGTAACAATATCGTACTTAAGCGAGAATTTTAGTGATGATAATAAGAAAGTTAAAGCATTTTTTGTTCCTAGACCAAATGATCCAGAAGATAAAGAAAAAGATAGGTTAAGATTTTTAAGGGCAGATCCTGAAAAATATAAAGAAATATATAGAATGCATGATGAAGCAAAAATGTAATTTTTATTATATTTATAAATATATGGAAGATTTTTGGAATAATGCTCATTCTAAAAAATTAAATTATTGGATTAATTCAAGTAATTCAAATGATATATTAAATTATCATAATTTTAATCAAAATATTAGCGATAAACTTATATTAGATCTTGGAATTGGTTTAGGGTATTTAACAGAATATTTATCTAAAAATAATAAAGTAATATCTGTAGATATTTCAGATGTAGCATTAAAAAAAGTTAAAAATATTGCATATAAAACATATAATACATCTGAATTATTAAAAATTGAACCAGTTGATTTAGCAATATGTAATTTAGTATTTCAACACTGTGATGATGAAGAAATAGAGAGAATTATAAGAGAAATTCAGCTCAAAGATGATGGTATTTTTTCTTTTCAATTTGCATTTTTAAGAGAAAATGAAGAACCAAATGATTTTGTAAAAGAATTAATTAAAAATAAAACTCATTATTTTAGATCATTAGAAAAAATAAAGGAATTTGTTAATAAATGTGGAAAAAAAATAGTAAGTATATCTGAACCAATCCATTGGCGTCATACTGAAAATTTTAGTTGGTTATTTGTTAAAATATCAAATTAAATAATAAATCTATAATAGTCCCAGTCGATTTAAATATTCAAATAACTCCTCTTTTGAAAGTGGATTTATTTTGCTATTATAATTATGCACATCATCCAGAACCAATAAATTCTGATACGGTGGTTTAATATGCATATATCCATTATCTTTTTTAATCAGGCGCATCGCCTGAGTTTCTGATATAAGTGACTCCAACATTTTCTCTCCTGGGCGTAATCCGGTGACTTTCACTGGTTTATTATATTTTTCTGAAAAAATTTGCATTAAATCTAATAACTTAAGAGAAATCAATTTTGGGATAACTGTATCCCCTGATTCTCCAAATTCGGCGGCATATTCAATAAGTTCTACACTTTGTTCCAATGTCATAACAAATCGAGTCATATCTTCATGGGTTAATGTAAATTCCTTCACATCTGGATCATTCCCTTTTTCATGCAATATTGGGATAATACTACCACGTGAATTGAGAACATTTCCATAGCGAATATTTACAAATTTTCGATTTGGAACATAAAGTGATTTTTCTACAATTGCGCTCTCTGCCAATGCTTTTGCCATCCCATATACATTGGTTGGCTCACAAGCTTTATCGGTGCTAACCATTACGACTACTTCTAAATTTTTCAGCCTATCATTATTTTTTTCTACTGCATTTACAACATTAATTGGACCCATCGAATTTGTTTTAATACATTCATCAATTGCATATTCACAACGGTCAATATGTTTTAGAGCAGCCATAATAATAATAATATGGGGTTGCTCTCGTAAAATTGCATTGGCTACATTTTGATAATCACGAATATCTCCGATAATAAATTTTAAATTATCGGTTTTATATTTGAGACTCATACTCCAATGTTTGCATTCATCTCTGGAATAATTTGTAATTTGATTATTAGAAATATGTTTTTCAATAAACTTATTTCCTAGAGAACCAGAACCACCAAATAATAGTATTTTCTTATTTTGGAACATAATTATATATATAAATTTTTTTTAAATTTTTTTCAAAATTACATTAAAAATATTTTTAGGAATTTTTATATTAGAATTATTTAATAAATATCCATTCCTCCAACATTTATAAAATCTTAATAATTTTGTTTTTAATAGGCTTTCTGGAATAATAAATTGGACAATAACATTTTGATTAATATTTAATATCTTTTTATAATATTCATCCTGGATTTGTTCTAATTTATTTATATCTTTTTGTATAAATTTTAATTCAATAATTGTGTTATATAAATTTGGAAATAATATTTTTTCATAAAACAAGTTTGCTTTATTTATAATTATTTTATCTTCAATTTCATTTTTTTTCTTTATAAAAATAATATTTGGATATGATTTATAATATTTTATATTTAAGGGAAAATCTATATTACTTCTAACTATTAAACCACAATTCTTAATTTTTTCCATAACACCTGAAAAATTATCTAATAATTCATCATAAGTAATTAACAAATAATTTTTAACTAATTTTGGCATAGTTTCAATTAAAAATTTATTTTTAATGTGCCTCAATTCAAAAATATTTTTGTATCTTTCATTTGTTTCAATATTTCGATCTTCCATAATTTCAGTATTATTATCATAAAATGAATAGAAAGTATTATTTAAAAATGAATTAGTATCTTTCGTTATTTCTAGAGGTATATGATGTTTTTCTCTATATAATGAATTTACCCAATCACATAAATTCCTTACAATTCCAATAAATAAGACGTCATCTGTATTTGATAAATCATTAAATCCAAAAAAATGTTTCCATCCATATGACCAAGTTATTTCTACATCAAAATTTTGTTTTATTAATTGTTCCAAATAATTTGTTCCACTACATCTTTCTCCATAAATTGTATAATTCTTTAACATAATATTAATATTTTATATTTTTTTTAAAATTATTTTTTTTATATTTTTAGGGATTTTTGTTGTTGAGTCATTTAAGCAATAACCATTTCTCCAACATTTATAAAAAGTAAAAACTCTTGTTTTTAATAAGTTTTGTGGAATAATAAATTCAACAATTACATTAGAATTAATATTTGATATTTTATCATTATATTCTTGTTGTAATTGTTCTAAATTATTTTCATCTTTAAAATCAAATTTTATAGTTATTTTAATTACATTGGCTTCTAGGTCTTCTAGGTCTTCTTGAACTTCTTGGGCTAAATTATTATTTATTTTATAAATTAATTCTTCAAATAATGAATTTTGAGGGTTTATTTTATTTATATCAAAATTATTGATAAATTCTTTTGTAATAGGCGCACCATTATACCAATGTATCCCAAATGTATTTCTTAATATTTTTTTATTATTTAATTTAAATAAATTGTGTAATTTATTCGAATGAATAGGATATACTGAATTATTATCTAAAATTTTTATGTTTATTTTTTTTTTTTCGCTTAATTTTTTATATTTTTTAATCCATAAATTTGGACCAATTTTTTGATAGTTATTTAAGTTTTTATTATTTATTATTTCTAAAGCACTATGATATAATTTTTTTAAAAAATATGATTTTGGAATACTTGCTAGAAATCCGGTTGCTATAACTTCCGCATAAATAAAAATAAAGGAATCTATTTCTTCTTCAAAAAAAAAATCTGGGATAGGTTTTACAAATAATATATCCATATCAAACCATATACCACCGTGTTCATATAATTTTGCAATTCGTGTAAAATCTGCCTTAAAAATAATTGAAATATTATTATCAAACTGATATTCTTTTTGAAAATTAATTGGTTTTAAAAATATTTTATTTGGATTAACTTCTACAAGTTTTGATAATGGAATTTTTCTTTGTATATCAATTGAATGTTCGCGTGTATTCCATTCTCTCAAAATATTTTTAGGGCTTTCATCTGTATATATTATTATATCTAATTCTGGATTATATTTATGTAAAGAATAAATAGTTAAATAATGTAATTCAGATAATTGGTCCCCTTCCCAATATGTAAAAAAGATTTTTGGAATCATATAATAACATAAGAAATTTATAATTCTTGTATAATTTTATCAAATTTTTCCATATAATTTTTATTCAATAATTCAAAATAATTTTTTATTTTTATTGATTGAATTTCGTAATTTTTAATTTTTATAATAAAATTAATAATATCATTTTCATTTGTAAATTTAAATAAATAATATTCATCCGGAGTTTTTGGAACATCTTTATTAAGATATTCATAAATAATTGGTATGCAACCAGAACTTCCAGCTTCCATAATCGCACAATGGAAAGATTCATAAATAGATGCACATAATAAGAAGCCAATTTTATTATAAAATGTTTCCATATCTTCGCCACCATTATCAGAATGAGGATGAAAAATGATATGTTCTGGATATTTCTTTTTGAAAATATTAATTTTTTGAATAGTGGATTTATAAAGATTAAGCGATTCAGCTTTGGAAAGAAATGGGTTTTTAGTATATTTTTTAATTTCACCTCCTTTTATATGTAATTTATAAGAAGGATCAATTTTATATATTTTATCATAAATATCTAAAATTTTATCAATACCTTTATTTGTTAAAGAATTAATCCCAACTACACCTAAATTTTTTTGACGATTTATTATATTTTGATTTGAATATTCAGTAAATAAAATAGGAAATGTTTGTATTTTAAATTCTGGAACATTAAAATTCTGAATTAACTTATGTTTAAACCAATTATTTACTACAATTAGATTATTTATATTCGAAAAATTAGTTGAATTTATATAAATATTATTTTTATAGAAATATTCATAACTATGTAATCTACATATTAATTTAAATTTTTTATCTGGAATTTGTGATAGCAAACATGCTGGTGTTAATAGCCATTCAACCCAAACAATATGATTATCTCCAATAATTTCTAATAAATCTGAAGTATGCTTAATTCTTAAACTAGATTTTAATAAATCATTTTGTGAAAGTTTTATTTTATGTGTTGTTATTTCATATTTTTCTTTATTTAAATTATTTATAATATTATTTAAAAAATGAAAATTATGACTTATAAATATTATTTTTATTTTTTCATGCATATTCTGTAAAAGAAACATTTTTCTCGTTAAAAACAAAAAATAAGTTTCTATAAATATTCTAATGGAATTTACACCTACGTTGCTATGGTCTCAAACATATGAAAATATTGAGATTGAAATAAATTTATCGAATATTTCCAATGAAATATTAAAAGTTGAAAATAATTTTTTTCATTTTGAATGTTTTTTAGTGAATAAAAAATATTTAATTGATTTTGAATTAGAAGGAGATATTAGTGTCCATAATATTTTATTTAGAAATGACAAAAAAATGGTTATTATACTTCAGAAAAAAGAAGAAGGAATAAAATGGGAATTTCTCGCAAAAAAAAGAGGGATATACAAAAATAATATTAAAATAAATTGGGATAAATGGGAGGATAGTGAATGTGAAGATGAAAATGAAGAAAAAAATATAGATATGGGAGGCATGGGAGGCATGAATGATATGATGAGCAGCATGATGGGAGGTGGCATGGGTGGTATGGATATGAATATATTAGAAGAAATGATGGGAAATATGAGTGGTAAAGATGAAGAAGGCGAGGAAGAAGGCGATGAAGAAGACGAGGAAGAAGGCGAGGAAGAAGGCGAAGAAGAAGGCGAGGAAGAAGGCGAAGAAGAAGGCGAGGAAGAAGGCGAGGAAGAAGGCGAGGAAAGCGCAGAATAAGTTTTTTAAATGATTAAAAAATATTATCATTTTTAATCATTATGAAATTATTAATAACAGGAGGATGTGGATTTATTGGCTCTAATATTACAGAATATTTTTTAGAAAATAAGCTATTTGAATCAATTATAATTATTGATAATTTATCAACTGGATTCATGAATAATATCCAAAATCTTCTTGATAAACACAATAACCTCAAATTTATAGAAGGAAATATTCAAGATATCGAAGTTTGTCGAAATATAACTAAAAATATAGATGCAATATGTCATCAGGCGGCGACTGGTTCAGTTCCAAGGTCTATTAATGACCCATTTTTTTATCATAAAAACAATGTTGATGGATTTTTTAATTTATTAATATCTGCAAAAGAAAATGGTTGTAAGCGATTTGTATATGCATCTTCATCTTCTGTATATGGTGATAATGAATCTTTGCCAAAAATAGAAGATAATACTGGGAATGTTTTATCTCCATATGCTGCGACAAAGAAAATAAACGAGATATACGCCAATGTATTTCATAAATGCTATGGGATGGAAATTATTGGATTGCGATATTTTAATGTATTTGGAGAAAAACAGAATCCAAATGGTGAATATGCAGCTGTTATTCCTAAATTTATAGATTACGTGAAAAATTTGAAAAGCCCAACAATATTTGGTGATGGGTCTTTTTCTCGTGATTTTACATATGTAAAAAATGTTGTTCAAGCCAATTATTTAGCTCTAACAACTACGAATCAAGAATGTTTTGGAGAAATTTTTAATATTGGAGCAGGAGGTCGAATATCAATTAATGAGATTTTCTACAAAATATGCGAAATTATGGGAGCAAATATTACACCAAATTATCAGCCTAATCGAAAAGGTGATATTCCACATAGTAATGCATCTATTGAAAAGGCAAATCATTTGTTGGGATATACGCCTGAATATGGTTTTGAAGAAGGATTGGAAAGAACAATTCTGTATTTTTCAAAGAAAAATGATGAATTGCAGTCATTATAATTTATAATGTCCAATTCTGTATTTTTCAAAGAAAAATGATGAATTGCAGTGACTTAAAAGAAAAAGAATAATTTAGGCTAATAAAATGGCATCATTACTCTACGAAAATAGTTCGAATAATTACAAATCCCTTGTATATTTTATGCAAGGGGCAACTCAAAGATATGTTCTACGATTTGATATTAGCCTAACAAAAGGCAAAGATACAAGAGTTATGTTATTAGGAGCGGATAAAAGATGGATTCTTATGATGGAAGACAAATTTTATGAAAGAGATGATAATACACCTAATAAAGTACAACAAGAAAAAATACTGCTTGGAGAAATTACAAAGGAAATTGCTGAAGCACAAAATCAGCAAATAAAAGATGCGCGAAGAAGTGAAAAATTACAGTATTATTTTATGAGCTTAGATAAAATTATGTAGGATTTCCAGGCTAATATTTTTTAAATTTTTACGGAAATTTGGTGGTTTTTGACATAAGCTATACATTGAAATTGCTGGTGCATCTATTTTTATAAAATTATCTGAAATATTGTTTGGATTTTCATAGTGAATGAGATAATAAGTAAGTTCCTTATTTATTTTTTTGTATAATATTGGGTTATTATCTAGAATTGGAGCGATTGAAAAATATATAAGTTCAGTTTTTATGCGCTCACTAAATTCATAAACAATAAAGTCTGTAAATATGCAATTGTTGGAATGCGCAGAAATAATTGTTTTCTGGGAAATCATAATTTTCTGCAAAATATCTCTAATTTGTGGAATATCAAAAACTCCATTGATTATTGTATTTGTTATTTCATCAATATAAATTATTTTTTTGCCTATTTGATAATTAATATTTTTTATAGAGGATATTTCAACAGTTTTATCAAATAAAAATGTTAGGAAAAAAATATTATTTTTCTCAAAAAATTTTATTTTACCATAAGGTACTTTTAATGAAAGTATATTATTATCAAAATATTCAATGTATTTTTCAAATACTGGAAGCAGTTGTTGCGTGAATGGTATATAATAAATATTTAGCGGTTCTTTGCATAAATACATCTCTTCTAGGAGTGAATCTATGGACCCATTTTTTTGTATTTTTCGGTCAGTTAAGCAAGTATCGTAATCAATTTCTTCATGAAGGCTATAACTTCGGTCTCTTTTAATTGTTTCATTAGATTTTATTTTATAAGTATTGAAAAACCATTTTCGATAATTAGAAGTAGGAGTGTAGGCTATATTTTGAAATATTATGGCAATAACCCCTTCTTCTGGAAGAATTGTAGGAAGTTTATTTTTGGGGCTTTTTTGTATATTATTTTTACAACATAAATTTAGTATATTCTCCATTATTATTTATAATCTAATATTATATAATAAAAATGGTGTTATACACATGTAATCAATATCCAGTGCGAAAGTTAATTTTAGTGGGTGATAAAGTAGAGGAAATATTTTTATATAAATCTCCAACAAATGGTGTTCCTCCTACAACCCAAAGTTCTACAGCATTAAATCAGAAGGATGGAAAAAATAATTGAGATGAAAAAAAGAATCCATGAAGTGAGCTTCAAATTTTTTGAAATTCCAGACATATTTTGAATATTTTGCATATTTTCTTGGATTGATTCATTGATATTTTCATTATTGTTTTCATATGCCATTTAAAATAATATAGAAAATATTTTTGCTAAATTTGTATTTTTATTTGTACAAAAATTAATTTTATTTTCGGTTTGATAGCTATGGAAGAACCAAGCATTAATATTTATTTAGAAGCAAAAAATGAATACACAAAGCGTTTAACTGCTTCTTTAGTGCCACTTATTTTTGAAGGATTTAATAGCCTATATGAGGATGCATGTAAATTTAAAGATGAAACAAGGGACCCTAGATACGATGACTATAGTGAGCTTCAAATATTCCAAGATTATCTCAAAAAAATTCCAAAATGGAATAATGACTTAATTGAGCAAGAATATGATAGAATTGTGCAGAGGTCAAAATGCAAATATTTAGATGAATTACTATGGGCAGTGATTTTCTCGAATATAAAAGTTTTGTCAGTAATTCGAAGCAAAAATCCTAGAAATGACGTGGAACATGAATATATCACTTTAAAGGATTTCATCCATAAATGCTATAAAGAATGTGCAAGGGAGCTCTATAGTTCAGACTTTGTTATTTTATTTGATAAGGAAAGTGTGAATGTTCTAGAGCGAAGCAAAAATGTTCGCGATATTAAGAAAATTATTGAAAAAGGTATTTTAGAGTCCATAAGTGAATCACTGCCATATAAGCAAATTATTCGAACATATATTGGTAAAATTCCTGCGGAACACGAAGAAGATACGGAAAATAGCATGTCTAATCCACATTTTGAGGCGAATTCATTTATGAAATTTCTAGGGAAAAACAGGGAGTCATTTATGGCTGCAAGAACACCTACAGTTACTGATACTGAAACAGAAACAGAATTTTATATGAAAAAAGAAAAACTAGAAAAGTCAAAAGAGAAAAAAGAAAAGAAGAAAGAAAAGAAAGAACAAACAGAACAAACGCAGCAAACAAAACAAACTGAACAAACTGAACAAACTGAACAAACTGAACAAACTGAACAAACTGAACAAAATGAAGGTACTTTTGTGGAAAGTAATATAGAGCAAGTACCTCAATCTCAATTAAAATTTCAAAAAGAAGTTACAAGAGAATTAACAACAGAAAAAGATTTAAAACCCGAAATGGTAGAAGCTCATTCTGATAAAGAAGCATCAGTTGTTAGTCAAACTTCATTTAAAAGTGATTATAATTATAAAGAAATTCAACAAAAACAAGAAGTTGCTAATATGAGTTCTGATACAGACATAGTGCAAGATGATGTTAAAATAGTTGTGACTAGTTCAAAACATCATTCACATCATAAATCAAAGCCAAATTTTATGAAAGAAGGACCAAAATATGAAGAAGAATTGTAATTTCGTTTATAAGTATATTTTTTTTACTTATTGTCATTTAAGAAATGGCAATAAATTGGAAGAACCCCATTATTTTTGGTGTTATTGTAGGATTAGTATTATGTCTCTTTCTCTTCATACATGATAAATTATTTTGTAAAAAGGAAGACAAAAGTAGATTTAGTGTATATCTAAAATTATTTATGGCGGCATTTTTAGCAAGTGGCTCAATGGCTTGGCTTTTTTATAATCGGGATATCCGATTTTCATCATCAGATACAAAAGTAATAGAACACAAAGGGGGTGCTATAGATATTAGTGAAGTTACAAATCATGTAGCACCCGATGTGAAAAATGCAACTGCAACTGTAGTAGAAAAAGTAAAGGGGCTCAAACGTTGTCATGCAGATGAACCCAATTGGGACTAGAAAAAGAAATATCTTTTTTTTACTTTAGATGCGAAAAACTAATCCATTAACCCAACCACATATTTTTATACAATATTTCTGCAATAAATATTTAGAGCGAAAAAAAAATATTATATATTATTATCCATAAATGAATTTAAAATTGAAAAAATTTAATATGAGCTCAATTAAAGATGATAAAGTTGTTATTTTTATTGGGAAGCGAGAAACAGGAAAATCATTTTTAGTAAAAGATTTGTTATGGCACCATAAAGATTTGCCTGTAGGGACAGTAATCAGTGGCACAGAAGGTGCAAATCAATTCTATAGTAAAACAATTCCGCCAATTTTCATCCATGATGAATATACACCAGGAGTTATTGATAATTTTTGCAAGAGGCAGAAGAAGTTGGTTAATAAGAAGGTTATGGGTGATCCTGAGTATCAAGATGTGGACCCAAGGGCGTTTTTGATTTTGGATGATTGCTTATATGATAATTCATGGGTCAAAGACAAGAATGTGCGTTCATTGTTCATGAATGGGAGGCATCTGAAGGCGTTTTTTATCATTACAAGTCAATATTCTCTGGGTATTCCGCCAAATCTAAGGACAAATGTTGATTATG